TGTAAAAATAGCGGAGTCAGAAGGTCTTAATAAATTTAAGGCTGAAAAGCTGATTAAAGAGCGTGAAGAGTTATTGAAGAAAGGGATGTCTAAGGCGGAGCTTAAGATTCAGGAGAAATATAAATCCGAGCAAAAAGAGCTCATGTCTCATCCTGATTTTATTGGGGATAAAAAGGTAAAATCTTTTGAGTCTATTAGGAGAGCGGTGGAGACGTTTGGGGATGAAAACTTGATTAAAGCACTAAACCGTCCTGACATTGGAAACAACCTTGCTCTAGCGCTTTTCCTTAAGAAAATCGGGGACATGATTGCCTCTGATTCTATTGAAGGTAAGGGTGAGCCTGCGGGAGGCGGGAACAGTTCTCAAGATAAGGAAGCGGTGTACGCAAAGCTTTATCCTGATTTTTTTAAAAAATAATAAAAAAGTTGTTGACGCCGATATTATCCTGCTTCAAGCTAGATAATATCGGTGTAAAACAACTTAACACACAAGGAAGTTTGTATGGCCCTTTTGAACTCTGAGTTTCCCACACTACTTGATCTGGCGCAGATGCCAGAGAACAAAGAGGTGTCTGAAGTCGTAAACCTGCTTGCGCAACAAAACCCCGTCCTTGAAGATGCTCCAATGTTCGAATGTAACAAAGGAACATACCATGAGACGACTGTTCTCACTGGTCTTCCTGCTGTAACTTGGGGTCGTCTTTATAAAGGCGTTCCTGCCTCTAAAGGCACGCACCAAACAGTAAAAGACACAACAGGCTTCGTGAACTCAGCCGCTCAGGTTGATCGTCGCTTTGTTGATATTTACGAAAAGGCTGCTGATAAAGCCTCTGTTCGTTTGGACATGGCTGCCCAGCACCTTGAAGCAATGTCTCAGGAAATTGCTCGTGCAATTTTCTATCACGATACTTCAGTTGACCCAGACAAGCCAATGGGCTTTGCTCCACGTTTCAACAGCCTTACTGCTGAAAATGGAAAACAAATCATTGATGGCGGCGGTGTTGGTACTGACAACACTTCAATCTGGATGATTACTTGGGCTAAAAACGCTTGCCACTTGATCTATCCTAAAGGTCATAAGGCGGGTATTGAGCGTAAGGACATGGGTTTGATTCCAGTTCAAGACGCAAACGGTGATACTTACTTTGCTTACCGCGAAGAGTTTGCTCAGCATTTTGGTCTTTCAGTTCGTAACTGGCAGTATGTAGCACGTATTGCTAACATCGACGTGAGTGACCTCGAAGTTGATGCCTCGGCGGGCGCAAACTTGATGAACCTTATGACAGAGATGTACTATGCTCATAAGGGTCGTCGTTCTAACCTTGGCAAGACTTGTATCTACATGAATACAACACTTGTTAAGTTCCTCGATTATCAAGCACGTTTGGTGACAAACACCAACCTGTTCTTGACATTCGATAAATATGGGCCCAATGCTAAAGAAGTGTTGAACTTCCGCGGCATTCCAATCCGTGAAACAGATGCACTATTGAACACCGAGGACCGCGTAGTTTAATCTACGCGGCCTTAAACATTATAAGAGGTTTATATGGTTTTAGATCAAAATACACTCTTCTCAGACAAACAAGCCATTACAGGCGACGTCGCGTCTACAAACTCTATTGATCTCGGTGCTCCCGGGGTTGCGGCGTACAATTCGATTCAGCTTCGTAGAAAGCTCGGAGTTTCCAAAGATACCCCGCTTTTGATTCAAGTAGTTGAAGATTTTAACAACTTGACGGACTTGAAAGTCATAGTTCAGAGCGATGACAACCAAGCTTTCTCTTCTCCAAAAGACGTGTTTTCACAAACAATTCCTTTGATCGATTTGAAGAAAGGTTTCGTATCTGAGATTGACACACTCCCGGTAATCAAAGAGCGCTATATTCGCTTGTACTATGATGTAACCGGAACAGCTCCTACAACTGGAAAAATTACAGCAGGTATTGTACTTGCTACTGACGGTGCTTATAAAGGCTAATAGCTAATACTTGAGGGGAGACATGGCAAACAAGAAAAAAGAAAGAGTACTTGAATTTGTCGTCTGTGATGTAGAAGCCACAGACGACGGTTTCTACAAAGGTCGTATTATCAAGACGGGTGAGAAATTCCGTATTGAGACTATGGCAAAAGACGGCAAGTTGCCTCTTTGGGTAAAGCCGTTAGGTCCTATTAAAAAGAAAGCTGCCCCAAAAGTTGAGGCGGTTAAAGAAGAAGGCGAAGGCGAGGAAGATTCAGTATCTTCACTTGTTTAGAGTAGGAGGTCGCCATGTTAAAAATTGACATAGCGAACTTGGCTCTTGCAAAGCTTGGAACTTCTCTTTACATATCAGACCTAGTAAACGAACAATCTAATCAAGCGAAGATTATCAGACGCCTCTTTTCAGTGGCGTTTGATCGTCTTTTGGAACTTCATGATTGGCACTTTCTTTCGAAATATGCGGAATTATCTCTGGTATCAGAGGATGAAACACTTCCTTATCGCTATCTCTACAGCGTTCCTGCAGACGCTCGAACTATTCGGGAGATTGCGAGTGAGGGAGGATTTACGGCAGTAGATCGTTACGAGGAAAGCAAGATTCGATGGGAGTACGCGTACGATTCAGGCGGTGCGGTTCGCATTAGAACCAATCTGCCTGATGCGTGGGCGAGGTACACAGTAAAACCGGCGGAAAACTATAATTTTCCACCACACTTTGGGAGGGCCCTAGCTGCTCAATTGGCCATAGAGATTGCCCCGTCTTTGATTACAAATAATTTCCCTAAGATCAAACAGACGCTTGCTTCCGAATTAAAATCGGAAGTCAACGAAGGCATCGCCGACGATATGGGGAAACAACCTCGAAGACTGGAGTCCTATAGCCCGTTTGTTCTAGCTCGGCAATAGGCTATGAGTTCAGGGAAACAACTATCATTTCAATACGGAGAGGTTTCACCATCGCTGCGCTTTAGGTCAGACGCAGTATCGTATAGCCAAGGACTATCTAAACTAAAGAACATGTATGTCCGTAATGCGGGAGGCGTTTCTAACCGTCCGGGTTTTTCATACGTGGAAACTCACGCTTGGCAAGAAGACTTGATGAGAAAGGGGGGAGGTCCGGGAATTACTGGAAAATATATTTCTAACCCAGAAACAGGTCAAAATGATTTATATGAGTATAGAAGATTTAACGGTTCGGATCCGAGATATGCATTTTTTAAAAATGGCGTGGAATTAACCCTGGTTTCCGGTTCCCCCCCTGCGCGGTATGAGCCGCTACTTCCGGAAAAAATACGTTTTATTCCTTTAAAAGAAGATGTTCTTTTTTGTCCCAAAATGAAACTAAACATATCGAGCCCATACCATTCTACGTACCCTAATGGAGTAAACGTAAGTGTACGCTACACTGACGTCGGATTTACAAGTCGTCCCTTTGGTAGAAACCCCTTTCCGACAACTGCTACTATATCTACACCAGGATCTCTTATAGTAGGAAACACTCTCTTACTTCCAGTGGCTTATGTTTTTACCGGTGTTTTTGAAAACGAGGAGGAAATACTAATTGGGTATATTGAAACACCGGATCCCCCTCCGCCGAGTCTATCGTCTACTATTTGGTACCCAAACGAATCTGTGACAAACTACATAAATATAACTTTTGGTTTAGAGACTGTTCCGAATTTAAAATATGTAAACGTATATCGAGCCTTTGGAGGGGCGGCACAAAACGGAAAGTTTTATAAATTTACACAGCGGCTATTATATCAGGCAGGTAACACCACATTAACTTTAATTGACTTTGGGTCTGAAGACATATCCCAAAATCCCCCATTAAACATAAAGCTTATTCAGGGCAACAATGGTCTTACTCATGCCAAAGACGGGATGTACTACCAGCAAAGACTTTTTATTTCTTACGACAAAGACTCCACAATTAAATCAGGGGAGGTCGGAGTTTCAAAATTGGGTTGCCCAAGAGAACTTAAAATGCCCGCCATATTTAACAACCTTGGGGCTTTTCAATTTAGTGTACCTGTTTTCGATTCTTCCTCAGTAGTTGGTTTTTTAGCTATGGAAAGGGGTATTGTTTTTACTGAAAAAGCCGTGTACGTACTTAGAGGAGGGGAGCAAGGTGTGATAACACCTACTTCAGTAAATCCACTTTTAATTTCTAATACCGGATGCTCTTCGATCGTAGAGCCTAAAATGAAAGGCAGAAAAGGCTATTATCTAAATAACGACCACACTAAGTTGATGGGCATACTATTTGTAGATGACGCAAACCTACGTGTTTTTGAGGTTTCAATTTTTTCTGACCATTTAATAACTTCAGATATATTTAAGATGGAAGTTGTTAGTGGGAAAGAAGATCAGGTTTATCTCTTGAAGAGAGACGGCACAATGATAGGCGTTACTGTAGGGCCAGACTTCAATGGTTTTTATGAAATCACTACGGATGGGTTTATTGAAAATATAATGCCTTTTAAATCTCTTAAAACATACTATCCTAACATTCCTCTTTCATGGCCTGTAAATAACTTGCCAGAAAACGATTGTCTTTTTGCGTATGTAATAAGAGACGGCGTAAGGCACCTTGAGGCAATGATTGTTAGAGAAGACGTATATGAAGAGGGAATGATATACGTCGATGCTGCGTCCACGTTTGGTGAGCGGCTATCGCTTAGAGAAGACTCTGTTTACTACAGATTGTCCGGAAACATACCTCCCGTGTCTATCCCACAAGGCTTTGAGTTAAACATAAATGGGGGGACGACGTGGACGGCGGGTGAAACAGTGTTTATTGAATCCGTACTTAGCCTTCCACTTTTGACTACTCAAAAACTTTTTTTCTACTACGAAAATAGCGAAGGTATAGTCAGAAGAATCTTATGGACTCCTGACGGAGGTACGACAACTCCTGTAACCCCAGGGTATTCCAACGCATATACCGGTACTTTCTCTGAAGATATTCCCCCTCAGCTTCAAGACGTAAGAAGTCAGCCGTTATCACCTGATGATATGATAAAAGCGCTTACAAGATACTTGCCGGCGTATAATAGCATTAGCGGTCTTACACACTTGGCGAACAGAGAAGTTTCAGTATTCGCAGACGGAAAGGTTTATAGTTCTCCAAATAACCCAGAAATGCCGACACTAACGGTCAGTGCGGGCGGCGTGTTGACATTGCCTGAGTATGTAGCGTGGGGAGTTGTTGGTCTTCCATACGTTTCCGAGATGGAGACATTAGATCTTGAGGCGAGTGATGGCCGTACATTTACTGACTCAAATAAACTGATAAACGCTGTTGGTATTGCTTTTACTAACTCTCGTGGCGGCCATGCCGGTATCGAATCTCAAGGTGTTTCAAATATGGCACCTATTAACTATAAACCATACGAAGGTGTGTCGGCAGATGAAAAGAACTTCGAGGGGCATGTAACTATTCCTATCCCGGCTCAATGGTCTGAAAAGGGCCGGGTGAACATTAAGCAGTTTGACCCTTTACCGCTTACTGTTCTGTCAGTTTACCCTAAAGGGATGGTAGGTAATTAGTATGAATGAGTTTTTTCCTGAAGAAGGCGTAGTAACTATGGACACCGTTGATCCTTTTACGGGTCGTGCTACTGGAAGATCTAGTCAAAACATTCCGGCTATCAACGTGTCAGCTAATGCTGTTAGACGAGATAGAATGACTCAAAACATTGTCCAAGACAATTTAGGAAGAGGCACTAGCCTACTTCCAGAGGATTTATCCGAAGGCACTAGAAACTTAAAAGTCCCAAACACTAAGGGGGATAGTCCTGCCAACCCAATAGATGCTCAAACAAACTTTTTAAAGAAAGAGTCAAAAGACTACAAAAAAGCTGAACTAGCCCTCTCTGGCGCAAAATTCGCCGCAGACATCATGAATGCGCAACTTCAGTACAATCAAATTGTAGGGCAAGCGCAATTTAACATTCAAATGGCCCGAAATCAGGCCAAAGACTCACTTTATCGTGGACGGTTGGCGGCAAGTCAGGCACAATCTCAAGGAAGAGCGGCATCAGATCAGGCAATTTTAGCAATGGCGGCGCAAGGGCAAGATGTTTCAAGCGCAGGGGTTCAGAGAATTGCAGGGTCTTATGAGGCAATATCGGAGCAAAATGCTATGCAGCTAGAAATTAACGCGATGAAAGAGGCATTAGGTTTTGAACTGGAAGAGGTCAACTATAACTTCCAAAAGAATAATGCGAAAATAAATCGTGATATGACAATCCTTTCTTCTGCATTAAACTTCGGGGCGGAGTCTTATGGTCTGCTAGGAGGTTTATAATGGGGCTTAGATCGCCACAAGAAATGCAGCAGGTTCAAGCTGCTCCTGAGAGATCCACTAGGATGGCGGGCTCCCCAGCCCCTCAGCTTGACACTAAATTTCTTTCAACCCTTTCTGAAGCCAATCAATTAAGAGAAAGAAACCGCTTAGCTCAAGAAGAGAAAAACCTTAAGTTTGCTAAGGCTTTAGCAGGAGTCGAGGCGGAGAAAGCCTACCTTGAGGCAACATCGAAGCTTGCCACAAAGAAGGGTGCGGACGCTTTTCCCGAGGCATCGAGGCTTAGGGAAGAGTTGAGACAAAAGGTTTCTAAGGTTGTTTCTGGGGTAGACCCACGTTATCAGGAAGAAGTTTTTAAACAATTGGCACCAGAAATTGAGTCCCGCTATAACCGAACAGCCATACCATACCAGTACGCTCAGGCACAAAATCTTCGTGAAGGTATTTTTAAAGAGCGTGTGGCAGCGGTAAGTCGGGATGTTATTCAAAGTGGCTCGGATCCGGAGTACTTAGATAAAGAGGGTATTGCAAAACTTTATCAAGCGGTTATTGATTACGGTGAGTCACAGTATGGGGACTTAGATGCAGTAACGCCGGAAGGTTTTACTGCGCGTGAAGCTATTCAGCAGATGGCCCAAACTACTGTCAGTAAGTCACTTGCGGAAGCGGCTATAGGTCAAGCTCAACTTGGTTCTATTAGTCGATCTGAAGAGATATTGAGCAAATTTAGTAAAGAGATTACCGAGCCGGATAGGCTTAAGGTTATTAAAGCAATTGAAAAAGCCAAGGCAGACGGCACGAATGGTGCGGCCATGCAAATAGCGCGCCTTGCAATTAACGAGTATGGGGATGACATAGTCTCTATACAAAAGAGCATTGAGGCACAGTCTAGTGGAAACATGGACCTTTATAAAACCGCCATGGCATTTGTCACTTCAGTCAAAGGGGCGGAGAAAAAAGCTAAAGAGCTTCGCCGTGAAAAAGGTATGGCGCAAGCCGTTCAGGCAATTGAAAACGGTCAGTTTAATGACCAAGTCATAAACGCGTTAGAAGATCCGGAAGACAGAATTAAAGCACGTCAATATGCCGTAGACTTTGCCGCGGGGAAAATGACAATCACCGACAAAAAAGTGTTTGATAAATTGATGTCTGTTGTAATGGACGATCCCGCCAAGTTAGCAGGCGGAGAAATAAACCTTCAAGCGTACAAGCCTTATTTAAATAAAGAAGACTTTAAAATGTTTGAAGGCATTGCGATTCAGATGTCTAAAGATAAGAGTAAAGAGGCCATGCGGGTTGCAAACAGAGGCTACAGACTTGCGTCTGATGTAATAACAAACTACCTCAACTCTAAAGGTATCATGGACGCTATTAGAGTGGGTCAAGCAAGAAACTTTGCTATGAATTACGTAACCGATCTTATGGAAAAAAATCCTAAAATAAGCGAAGCAGATTTACGTCTTAAACTACAACAGGCGTTGTACGACCGAGGAACTAAAATAGAGAAGAAAGGTGGTATATTTGGTTTCTTTCAGAAAGAAACAGAAACTCCTGCCGAAATAGGGGTAAGAATTAAGCCTGACATTAGGGAAAGGATTTTAAAAAGAAAAGGCAATCTAACCGAGTCGCAGCTTTTAGAAGTTGCTAAAAAGCTTCAGGAGCAAAATCCAAACCTAGATATTTTTGAGTGAGGGCAAATGGCATTTAAACCGTCAAAAGAGCTTGTAGATTTCATTAAGAAAAAAGAGGGGCTTCGTACTAAACCGTACAAGGACTTCGATGGGCGTCTGGCTGTTGGTTACGGTGACACTTCAAACGTAACAGGGCCAATATCTGAGATAGAAGCAGAGACACGTTTACAAAAAAGACTTGAGGAAGGGGCAAGCCGTCTTGCCAATACCATTAAGAGATCAGACCTAACGCAAGGTCAGATTGATGCAATGTTAGATCTTGAATATAACATGGGCTTTAGCAAGATGTCCGACATCATTAATCTCGTTAATTCTGGTAAAGACTCTGAGGTTTTGTCTGAGCTAGGAAAATATACTAAAGCTAGAAATGAAAAAGGTGAGATGGTTGAGCTAAAAGGTCTGGTTGAAAGATCTAAAGCCAGACAAAAAATGTGGGGCGGGGGAATTATTGAAGCCC